TAAATCACCAAAGTTTAAGTTGGTAAGGAAACAACCCTCTAATAACCATTTTTCAACAACAACACCTGTTGGATCTAACATTTCTAAGTATACGTCTTTTTTGTATCCAGCCGCATAACCCATACGACCTGTAACCGATTCCGCATGTAAACGGAACCACTCCATAAGTGCTTGAGCCGCTGAAGGACCGATAGGGTCTTTAAATTGAACTTTAATTTCTTCCCAGTCAAATCTACCAGCAACGTAAGTTGAGGTGTTTAAGAAAGGTATTTCAACAGATTTAATTTTAGCTGATGGGCGAGATGTTGAAGTCACGTACCACTCATTTATACCTAATGTAGATGGGAATCTTAGGATAAATCTATTTTTTCTTTTTGGCTCGTATGGAGCCGGCATTTTCATTAATAAATCCGCCATTTTTTGTTATATTTGTTTTTCGTTTATTTGCTTTATTATAAATATATCACTAATTGAAATAAATTTATTTTTGGGTTTTCTTGGTTTTCTGGATTTTTTTTCGTAGCTTTTTGCAAACACTTAAATAAAAGATTAAAAAAATATCAAACAAATCTTAAAAAATAGAGAAAAAAATATAAAATTTTTAAAAAACATTATCTCCTTTCACCAACAAAAATTAAAATGGGGGATATTGTGTCTACCCCCCATTTGTGTTTTATTTTAAGTAATATTAGATATTTTCAAAAGAAGCACCTGTTGGTGTGATTATGAATTCTACATCGATAAATTCTAATGATCTAGTTGGTTTGATGTAAATCTTACCTCTTAGCGTGTTAGCATCAATGTCTTCTGGGTCGTTAGAAACCGCTACGCGGAAATCGTACAAACCTCTTTCTTTCTTAATTGAATCTAATATTGGGTTAACCAATCTTAAGAATTCTTGTCTTACTTGATCATCATTTTGTTCGAACAACAATCTAACCGCTACCGCAGATATTAGTTTTCTTGCTCTTAATAACAATCTTCTTACGTTAATTCTATCTAATGCTGATTCTCTTACTTGTAAAGTTTTGTTACCCCAAATAATTGTACCTGTATCAGAGAATGTTGCAATTGGGTTAATTCTGTTTTTGTATAATTCATCTCTGTCATCTAATGTTAATTTTTTAGATGCTTTAATTGAGTTAACTAAACCTCTTGAATAACCTGCAACCGCAAACCAAGGATATGATACATTATCAGTTAATGCTATGTTTTTAACAACTTCTCCTGTTGGTGGTAAGTAAAGTTGAGTTGCGTTGTCCGCGTCTCTTACTTGAATCCAAGGCCAGTAAGTTGCTGAATAGTTTGTGTCTAAACTAACACTATCTAAATCATCTACAACTTCTGATGTTGTTGTGTGGTTTGGTGCATTAATAATGTATAATGAATCCGCTCTATCGTTCTCAACCATATCAATAGCTTGAGTTACAAGAGAACTGTGGTTTAACCAATCAATACCTGGAGTTGCAAACAAGTTAATGTCTACCGCTTCTGGATTAGAGAATGAATTAATACCTTCTAAATATGCATAATAATCGGAGTTACCACCTGTTGAACTAAATACACCGCCGTTGGTTGTGTGGTTAGTCGTGTAAGTGTTTTTACCAAAAATGTAACCATCTCTGTTTGTTCTAACGTTTCTGTAGATATCCCAACCATCAAATCCACCAAATACTGGTAAAGTGAACTTACAATAAGTTATTCCAGTTAATGGGTTATCGGTACCTGTTTGACCTTCGAAGTCATATGCAGTTGTTTGATATACTGTATTTCCGCTAATAGTAATTCCTGATGCATTTGTTGATAAGTGGAAGCCATATGTTACTTCATTAGCACCAACACCCTTAAATTTGAACATGTCTTTATCATATCCAATATGTGATTGTGTTGATAAACCTAGTGATACCTTTTTAACTTTGTCACCATTAGTTGTTTCCGCGCTACCATCTGCATTATAGTAAATTGTTTCGCCTGCACTATTGTATTTTGTTTTAAATGTTAAACCTCCGATAGAATCTTTAGTTGTACATCCTTTGAAACCTGCTGGAATTGCGTCTATTGGCGCGTTATCCGCCATTACTAACATAACGTATTTACTTCTGATTTCATATTCACCATCAGATGTACCAATTTTTTTAGCAACGAATCCAGGAACATCTGGGTTCATTGAACATCTTGAAAACTTCTCAAGAACTACTTGGTTATCGTCTGAATCAAGAAAATCACGAACTAAAACGTCAAATTCCCCTGTTTCAACATTAATATTTTGGATGGTGATTTTTACTTCATTGTTAGAAGCGTTACCATCAGATATTGTTAAGAAACTGAATAAATCAAATACACTACCACCTCTTACTTCAGAAACTACTGAATTAGAACCAGCCATATCCCATTGTTGTACGAAATCTGTTCCTTCTGCGTTTACATATTCAGTTGTACTCAAACCTCTGATTTTACCTTGTTGGAAAAGATTTTTAATTAAATTTGGATATACTTCGTGAACGTATATTGGGTTAACAGTTTTTTCTTTATCAAAAACGTCAACACCTAAAACTTTTGTAATATATTTTGTTGATGAAGTATCAAAACTACAATCAAATGTTCTAACATCTGAATCAATATCAGTAACAGTTAATGTGAACTCTGATAACGGATTTAACGCGATATCGTCGCCACTAATCTGTACTGCTGTGTTACCAGTAACTCTGTGTGTTAATACTTCAGAAATATATGAACCTCTAGATCTTAACAAACAAACAACCTTTGCATCATTTACAATATTTGCGCTATATTCATATCTTGTAACATTAAATGCTGTAGTTCCATGATTATAAACAAATAAGTATGAATAAACTTTGTCAGTAAAGTTTGAGTATGTATTATACCAGTTTTTAGTTGCACTAGTACCTAATGGTGATGAAACTGTATCACCAGTTAAAGAACTTGTTGCACTAGCAGGTACAGTACCAATTGTGAACCAATCCCCAGTGTTACCACTAGTATTTCCACTATATTGGTCTAATATAAATCCTGGTACTGAATCACCATCAGATGCTGTTTTTCCTGAAAGTTCAGCATAAAAAGTTGAACCTGTGATACCACTTGCGGTAACTATTGTTGTTCCTGTTGTTGTTCCTGAAGTTACAAGGTCGCCAACAACCATACCACCCAATGTTTTAATACCATAGGTTTTGTTTGGTTTATAACCAGTTAAACCCAATACGCGGGTTACAAATAACTGATTTGATTCTTGTAAATATGATTTTGCTACATAAGGTAACTCGTATTTTGGGTTGTCATTGCCGTCTTTCGCGGGTGAAGTTCCACCAAAATATGTTTTGAATTCGTCGAAATTAGACACCAAGATTGGTTCGAAAGCTGGACCTTTTAAAGTTTCACCTACTAAACCCAATGTTGTTACCCCTACACTTTGCGCTACGAATGTTAAATCTTTCTCTGAAGTGTAGACCCCCGGAGAAACGAAAACTCTGTTTGAATTTGCCATTGATAAATGTTTGGTTAAATTATTTTATTCTTATCAAATAAATATCTTTGTTTTTAGCAAAGATTTCCAAGATTTTGACTACTTAGATAGTATTTTATCCTTTTTTATCGTTATTTATCTTTAGATATGAAAACAACAACTAAAAACGTCAAAATAAGTGATAAACATCACGAATTGATTAAAAACCATTGCGATAAGCATGGTTTAAAAATTTATAAACTTTTAGAAAAATTAATAGAAGAAACTTGTAAACCTAAAAAAAGGGACATTTACGGAGAATCCTAGTGCAAATAAGTTACCCCAATCTTTGAATTAATCATTGGAGAATAATTTAAAGTAACCTCATTTGATGCACTAATATCAAAACCGCTTCCTTCTTCTTCTACTAGACCGTTAATGTCTAAACTAACAATACTGTCAATATTGTTTAATAATTGAAACACCAAAGTTGATCCATCGTAAGTGTAGTATTCGGTAGAAACTTGAATTGGTTTACCATAGCTGTCAATGAACACACTATTTTTACCTTTAAAATATGTTATCGATATGACACTATTTTCAAATGGTGGGTCCACAAATGTTATTTTAGATGTTCCAGCTATATGGAAATAATCGACGTCTCTTTCTTGTAAAAGACCATTAATTGAAACATTAAATAAAATTCCAATACTTTCTCCCACACTAAACTGCCTTTGAATACCATCTCCAGGGAATGTTACTACAGTTAACTCAATGGTTTTATTAATGTACTTCTTTTGGAAGTTAGAACCTGCGATGAATTCATTCAACAGAAACATTCTACTAATAGCTGGCTTAACCTCAAATTCTTCAGCGTCAATTAATAATCCCAATAAAGTGAATTGATAATTTTGAGAATAGAATCTACGACCATCAATTTGTTCAATCGGAGAATTATCTTCAACCTTATCTAGTAAAATAGGTATGTAATGACCTTTTACAGTTGTATACGCTTGTCTAGATGCAAATTTTTGCATTACTATTTTATTGAATCTGTTTAGTTCGCGTATTTTGTTACAAATAATGGTAACCTCATATGTGATGTCTACCGCGACCGGCTGTGGTATTTTATAAACATCCGCCCCCATTTGCGTGCCATTCCAAGTCGCAACTGTTGCA